AAAAGTTTTCATCATCTTGGCTTTTCTGTATTTTAAGAAAGTGTTTATACTGCCTTAAAGTAATTTCACTTAAATCAGTTGGTATGGTAATATCAAGTTTCATATTTGTATAACGTTTTTAAAATGGTTTTTTATAGTAAGGTAAATATAATAAAAAAAGGCACACCATTTCTGATGCACCTCTTAAACAAAACTAACTAACTTAACTAAATCATACTTGCTTCGTGACAAGTGCCAGAGCAAACACCAGGCTTGTCTATATCTGCACCACATTCTGTGCATTCATACTCTGCGTATTCGGGGGGGCTATACCAATCCATAATATTCTGTTTTTAATTTACCATTACGGTAATGTTCTACAATTACACCAGTTGATAAAGGTACTACCTTATATGGTCTGATGCTTTTCTTTACTAAAATTTTGTTTATTAATTTTTTCATATCTATTCTTCTATTTCGTTAAATACTGCGTGTTCTAAACAATCGCCACATATTTCATCACTTAAATAAGATGCTTCTGCACCACAACAATTACTATACATATTCTTTTGTTATTTCGTTATACTCTTTGATGTATTCTTTAGCATCATCTAAAAAACTAGGAGCCATCCATTTTAATGCACCATCATTTTCTTCTAGGTACTTAAAGTAGGTTTCTAACCTCAACTTGATGCCATATAATTTTTGAAATTGTTCTACTGGTAATCTTAATGTTTCTTCCATATCTGTTTTGTTTTAAATATTATACTGCAAACATAACAATAAATACTAGTTATCGCCAAATAATTTAATAACTTTTTTTATTTATTTTAATGCAGGGCATATTTACCAAAGTTAGGTCTGCTCAATATAGAGTATGTTGCATATCTGCAAGGATCAATAATGTGGTTGTGTTTATCCTCTGGGGTATTTATAAGCATACCAGCTTTATCTTCTTTCCATTTGTAGTTTCTAAACTCACTTATTGCATTTGTTGATGTTGATAGTATATGTATCTTGTACCTTTTAAGTAAGTCAATACCAGCATTCACACTATCCTTACCCTTTATACTAGAAAATATATTATTACCCATTGCACGTAGTTCTGATATTAATCTTGGTTCAGCACTATCTGCATAAATTGGTTTGCTTGTTAAGTTTAATTCTTTAAGGAAGTTGTTTATATCACTTGTAGTCATTTGCGTTCTGTACAAGTGTTCCTGGATATAAAGGTTATGGCCCTGGCTGTAAACAGAAACAAAGGTGGTTGGATCATTGGTATATCCAAAGTCCATTCCATATGCAATAAGTTCTGCTGCTTGTGGTATCTGGTTAACCTCAACATACTTAAATATAGTGCTTCTACTGGCTGCACGTTCACCTAATCCATATATCTGCCAATACTGTTCGTCTGTATCTCTAAGCCTTTCTATCTCACTTCTTATAGATGCTTCAATAAAAGGGTTATCAAGGTAAGTGGTTTTATAAAACACACAATCATCTCTTGGTATTAGTTTGTCATATATCCAATGGTATTCATCTGATGGGTTAAAATCAAGTATAACCCTATCTTGTGTTCTAAACAACAACTGCTGCATATCTTCATAGTACAATTCGTTGCCCTCGTTTACAAATAGCAAATCCCTTTTGCGGCCCCTTATTTTTTGCGGCTGGTCTAATGATATAAATTCAACTAGGTTTCCAAACAAGTGATATTCTGAATTAGACTTGTTATGGTATTGCTCACTATAGCATTTATACTTTTGTAGTATAGCCATAAAATCCCTCATTACCGTTGCTCTTAAACTAGGGAATGATTTACGGCATATAGTTATAATCTTGTCATTGTTGTTTGCACAATAATTAAAAATAACCCATAGAAGTATATTGTATGTTTTACCAGACCTTGTACCACCTTGTTCAACTACAATCTTTTTATCTGTGTTAGCTAGATGCTTGTAAACTATATTAGTCTGTATCTTCGGTTTTATCAATTATTTCAATTTGAAAGTTAGTAGGCATACCATCTGCACCAGTTATTTCTTGACGTTCTATGTAACCTCTTTTCTTACCTTTTGTCTTTAGATAGAATATTGTTGCTGCTGTTGAATTGGCAGATATTTGTTTGTGCAACTGGCTTTCTGCAAAGTCTAAAGCTACATTCTCAATATCCCTTACCTCAATAGCAAACGCTTCATCTTCTTTAAGCCATTTGTAATATGTTGACCTGGGAACGTCTGCTTTCTTACAAGCTACCGTAACAACTCCTAAACTCTGCTCTAGTGCTTTTAATAGGCTTTCCTTTTTTATGTGTCTATCTTTGTTCATTTTTTTATTTAAAATTAAAAGAGTATGTTATTCTATTACTTGAACTGCCAATACCCTTATCTTCGCTTCTATTGTAATACTTTTTAAGATTTTTAGATAGTGTGTTTTTAACTCTATTTGCTCTTTTCAATAACCATTTCTTATCCCTACACATAGCATTGATCAAACTTGGTGTTGTGGTGGTTAAATTCACATTAAAACCTTCTTTTTTTACTATTTCTGAAACCTCATTTATGAACCTCATTCCAATACCTATGCCTTGATAATCTGGCAAGACAACTAACCTGTGAATACGTTTCCAACCTTTTCTCATTGGGAACTGAATTACTCCAGTATGTGCGACTATTTCTCCATTGATTACCCCTATGAATTGCCTGGATGCTTTATGTAGTTTTTCATCTAAATAATGATATTTTTTAAATGGTTGCCAAATTTGGTCTCTTTTATTTTTTGGGGATTCATAGATTTCGAGTTTAATTCTAGGTCTTTCGATTTCGCTAGGGCAAAAAAAAACCGTTGTTTATCTGTGTCATAAATCCAATCAGGTTCTAACCAATCTTTTATGTCATAATGACAACTGACTGCTATGAACTTTTTATCTAATTTTCTTACAGCTTTACTTATTGCATAACTTCCTGTTTTTGCCACCTCTCTATTCACTACGCTAGTAAACTCATCAAATGCTATTATTTCTTTTTCCTGTAATATCGCATTAGCTAGGTCGCATCTCATACGCTCTCCATTAGATAAAACTGAATAAGGTTTAAGCCAACTTGGTGGGCTTGCAAACCCAACACTTGTAAAAACCTTGGTGATGTCTTTTATGCTCTTACCTTTAGGCATATCATCAATAACAGAGCTTTTTTTATATTCGAAATCACTGAAGCATTCTCCAAAACATTCTTTTGCTATAGTTGATTTCCCACTACCTGAACTGCCCACTATCAAACCTATATTCCAATTTTTATCATCAATATCAATATTTCCTTTAAAATGTTCTTTTATTTTTTGTGTTTGCAAATCAAATGCACCTACTACACTTTTTACTCTGAATGTGTCTTCAGCATCTATTTCTTTTATAATGTCAAAACTCGGCATATATATCCTTTTTTAGTTAGTATTTCAAATGTTTTTTCTTGCTCTTCTTCGTTACCACATTCAACAATTACTTCAAATGTTTCTTTCAAAGAATTTGATAAGTCTATATCAGCTGCTTTTTCTATTGATGTTTCTTCCTCAAAAGGAAAGCCATCTAATCCCCATTCCTGTAATTGTTCAGAATTCCATTCATTGCCTAGTATATCCCAATCCCATTCACCAAAGCCAACATTATCTTTTACTATAAATTCTCTTTCTTGTTGTTCTGTAAGTTCATCTGCTTTCAAGATATAAACTTCTTTTAACCCAGCTTCAGCACAAGCCTTTAATCTCATATTACCACCCAGCACTATCATATCTTTATTTACTACAATAGGTCGTAGTTTAAGCATCTCTGGAAACTCTTTGATTGACTTGACCAGCTTTTTAAACTTTTGATCTTTTATAAATCTTGGATTGTTTTCATTTGGTATTACCTTACTAATCTTTACTTTTTCCATATGTATAACGTATTTAATTTATTTATTTCCTAACTTTAAATTTAATAGTCTTTCTCTTATAGCTTTTCTTTCTTTACCCTTTGGTAATTTGTCTAATAGTTGTTGTAGCTTTTGTATTAGTTTCTTGCTCATAGCTTTTCTATTTCGTTTAGTACTTCTTGATAGTATTCTATATTGTTAGATGGTTTTATTATTTCGTTTTCAAGTATAAGACTTATATGTAGTTTAGCACATTGTCTTGCTATACTACTGCTCATTGTATTGTAAAAGTCTTGACCATCTACATTGTAAAACTTCTTATATAGGTTGTATGCTTTTTCTTTTGGTGTTTGCATAAATAGCCATTCTTTTTTTATCATATTATCATAATTAAAGGAAATAAACATAATATAACTATTGCCCAATATACTTTCCAGAATTTAGATTTTACATAGTAATCTTCCCATACTATACAATGAAACCCAAAACTTAATGCTAAACACAATATTGTTTTTATAAACTCTATCACGATGCACAATTTATTATTTCGTACTCACTATTGTTTTGTTTCCATTCAAAAGACTTTAATACCAAAGCTGCACGTTCATCATACAT